AACGGGTAGCGCAGTATTCATTACTTCGCTAACTGAAAATCTAATACTTAGCAACATGGAAATCAAATTAAGAGAATTACGGCTTTTGAATTTTAAGGGAATCAAGAATCTTAAGATTCAATTTTACCTGGACTCGCCCAATTTCATTTCGGGCGATAATGCAACAGGGAAAACAACGATTATGGATGCTTTTTTATGGCTGATCTTTGGAAAAGACTCTTTCAACCGGACAGACTTCAGCTTAAAGACTTTGGATTTAGATGGAAACCCGATTTCAAGGTTACCTCATGAGGTCGAAGGATTGCTCCAGATTGACGGTGAATATACACGACTGCGCCGGACCCTGAATGAAAAATGGCAGAAGAAACGGGGATCTGAGATTGAAGAATTCACAGGCCACGAAACCGGATATTTCGTCAATGATGTTCCCCGATCCCAGAAGGAGTATCAGGAGATCGTAAGTGACCTCTGCCCCGAGCAGTTATTTAAGCTGATCACCAACCCGTTGTACTTCCCATCCCAGAAAAAGGAATTTCAGCGGGAGGTGCTGCTCAAAATGGCCGGCAACATATCCGACGAGCAGATCGCCGGGGATAACAAGGGGTTCAACGCCCTGCTTGGCCAGTTAAGCGGCAAGACACTCGAGGAATACAAGCGGGAGATCGGGGCAAAGAAAAAGATCATCCGTGATCAGATCTCAGACATCCCGCCCCGCATCGATGAACTCAAGCGCAATATGCCCACAACTGAGGATTGGGATTTCGTTGAAAAACGGATCCAGCAGAATGAAGCAGAGATCGCCAGTTGCGACGAGCAGATCGCAGACGTCAGCAAGCAGACTCAGGCACTGTCACAACAGTACGACGAGAACCTGCACAAGATATCCGAACTGAAACGCCGGCGATATTCAATGGCATGGGAGATCATCGAAGGGATGAATCAAAAATACAAACAAGCTATGACCGAGATCGGAGAGATGAAGGATTTGATGGCGGTGAAATGGACGGAATCGGACCGACATACGCGGAGTATAGATAATTATGCTATCGACATCCGACAGGCAGAAAAAGAACTGGCACAATATCGCGCTGAATGGCAAAAACAGTTTGACAAACATCTGTCATTTGATGAAAAAGAATTTATATGTCCTACCTGCCAGCGTGCCTTTGAAGAGGCGGATGTTGAGGAAAAGAAGCAATCGCTCTCAGAGCATTTCAATACCGAAAAAGAAACACGTTTGAAAGAAATCACCGAAAAAGGGCGCTCTTTAAAAAAGCAAGTAAATGAGGTAAGGGAGAAAAATCAGTCTTTAGAAAAAGCCTTGTCGCTGATTCGATCAGAAATTGAGATCACGGAAAAGGAGATTCAGGCGGCCGAGAATTCTCTGCCGACAAAGATTGCTTATGATATTGAAACAATCTCTTTACCAGAGCTTTCAGACATTGATGCTGAAATCGAAAATCTTGAAAAACAGATCCAGCAACCAGCACAAAAACCGGAACAATCCCTGCTTATCCGTGAACTGAATGATCGGAAAGCCAATTATCAAATGCAGAATCATGATCTATATCATGAATTATCGCAAAAGGAAAGAATTGAGGAAAGCCAGGAGCGGATCATCACGCTTGAGGCGCAACTGATTCAAATGAATCAACAGCTTGCCGAACTTGAAAAAATAGAATTTGTCATGACTGAATTTTCAAAGGCAAAGATCATAGAGGTTGAAAAGCGCATCAATGGTCTATTCAACCTGGTGCGCTTCAAGATGTTTGAGATCCAGATCAACGGCGGGGAGGTCGAAACCTGTGAGGCAACTGTTGGCGGGGTGCCCTACTCTGATCTAAATACAGGAAGTCGTATAAACGCAGGGCTGGACATTATCAACGCCATATCAAAATATCATCAATATTACGCACCGATCTGGATAGATAACAGGGAGACAGTTACTAACCTGATCGACACCGATTCGCAGTTGATCAACCTGCTAAAAGTTGAAGGTTCTAAATTAATCATAACCAATTAAAAACTTACAACATGGAATCAAAAGACAATCAAAAACAGGAACCGGCAGCCCAGGCCAAGGCCGTCGTAAAATTCGAGAACATTTCGGATTCGGTTCTTTCAAAGATCAAGGAATTCGAGGCAAATGGCACAATGAAACTTCCGCCAAATTACATTGTCGAGAACCAGATCAAATCTGCCTGGCTTCTGATGCAGGAGGCAAAAGATAAGAACGGCAACGCAGTCCTTCAGGCGTGCACCAGGGAATCGATTGCCCGCTGCCTGCTGGACATGGTCCTGCAGGGATTGGCCCCGGTCAAAAAGCAGGTCTATTTCATCGCCTACGGCGATAAGCTGACCTGCGTCCGATCGTATTTCGGGACGGTGGCACTTGCAAAACGATCAGGTGGAATAACGGCGGACCCGATGGCAAATGTCATTTATGAAGGTGACGAATTCACTTATGAAATCGATCCCGCAACAGGGATAATTAAGATTGTCATGCATGATCAGAAGCTGGAGAACATTGACATTAACAAGATCAAGGGAGCCTATTGTATCCTTCAAAAAGGGGATAAAACTATGGCAACGGTCATGACCATTGCACAGATTCGGCGGTCATGGGAGCAGGGAGCTACAAAGGGGGCTTCACCCGCACATAAGAATTTCACCGATGAAATGTGCAAGAAGACGGTTATCGGCCGTGCTTGCAAAATGGCCATCAATGCCTCGGACGATGCCTGGATGTATGAAGGGATGAAGGATGATGAATCAACGGACATCCCGGCAGAACAACGGAACGAGGCCATCAGGCGTGCACCGGAGCCGGTTAACACGGAGGACGTTGAGTTTGAAGAGGTGAAGACGGCCCGGGAAACACCGGCGGCAAAACAGCCAAAGCAGCAGTCAAAAGCTAAAGCTGAACCAGACGGCAAAATCCAGGGTCCTGGATTTTAATCTATCATGGTGATGAATTTAAAGATACTAGGCAGCAATAGTTTAGGAAACAGTTACATCCTGGAAAATGATAACGAGGCTTTGATCATTGAGGCGGGGATAAAACTGAAGGAAGTAAAGAAGACCCTGAATTTCGATTTAAGAAAGGTCGCTGCCTGTATCGTTACCCATTCTCATAATGATCATTCGGGCTATATAGTTGATTATATTAATGCTAGTATCACGGTCTTGGCCCTGGAAGAAACTTTCCGGGCGCATAATATAAGCGAGACAGCTTCATTCAGAAAAGTAATAAACCCAGGGCGCGGATACAAGGCTGGGAATTTCAAAATCCTTGCCTTCACGGTTGCTCATGACGTGCCGTGCCTTGGTTTTGTCATCGAGCATTTAGATTCAGGAAAGATATTATTTCTGACCGATACGATGACTTGCGGTTATAGCTTTTCCGGGCTTAACCATTTGATGATCGAAGCAAATTATTCAGATGATCAACTTACAAAGAATATTCAATCAGAAACAGTCCCCTTGTCATTAAGAGCCAGGTTGCTAGCTTCGCACATGGAATTTGAAACCACAAAACAGATCATTAAAAATCAAGATTTAAGCCAAGTGCGAAATATCGTACTGATCCATCTTTCAGACAGGAACTCGGATGAAAAACGGTTTGTATCAGAAATCAAGTCTATGACAGGGAAATCGGTACATGCTGCACAGAAAGGGATAGAGATAGAATTTAACAAGGAACCATTTTAAAAATATTGAAAACATCCATGAAAAAACTTACAATCCTTGAGCGGGTCCTGAAAATTATCCGGATTCCCAGAACAGAATATAATCCAGAGATCGAAAAACTGGATCAGATCATTGCTGAATGGGATGGCCAATACCTTCAGCATCTTATCGATGCAATCTTTGATGGCTTTGAGATTGATCTGTCTAACCGGAAGAAATTGAATGCGAACATTATGCGCTGGATCGATCAGGATATGTACGATTATCTCCGAATAAAAGTTGGTCAAAGTTACATCAATGAGTTTGGCGACACACTGACCAAAGAGAAGGGTTTTTCGGTGAATATAAGGGCTGAGATTCGAAATATCGACGCGCCGGGATCGGTCAATACTTGCCTGTTTGAGGAGCTTCGTGACGCAAAAGCCTGGATTGATCATCGGAGGATAGACCATAATCGGATTACATCACCAACGACCTGGAAGTTGAAATCGAAGGAATAGATCCTTAAAATCAAATAGCTATGTTTTTTAAATACATCATTCACAACTGGTACATTCTTCTAATACTTTGGATTGGATTCACCTGGTTAATATTCAAATTCCTGCAGGGGAGCAAGGCAAAATTGAGAAAATGACAAAATCAGAAAAATGGCAGATACGTATTATCCTGATCTGTGGGCTGTATTTCATCATCCGGTGCTTTACGGGCTGCTCAACGACCTGCCTGACCAGTGAGGCTAAGTACCACCAACCAGGGTCAGGGTATGTGGTGGGTGCGGATAAAGATTGGCTTTTTAAATGTGAGTTTTCCGATATTCAAATACAAACTGAAAGCTGCAAGAAAAATAAAGGGAGATGTATTTTGGAATGAGCTTCAGAATGATTGGTTTGATTGGTTAGAAGAAGAATTATTTGGTGAGGAATAACAGCCATGAAATATTATTTCAGTGAGTTTGATGAGGAATATTGCTATTTATATGGTTATCTTATTGAATACATGAAGGATGAAGGCATAGATGAAATGGAAATTTATAAGGCAAAACGTGAAACTGGAACTGATACTTTTTTTTGCAAGTTTCATAAAGAGGTTGGAATAGTAGGTGAAAATTGCGGGATACAATGTAAAGAATATATGCCACGAAACGGTAAAAATGGACGCTGTAAATATTCAGGACACACTTATTGTAAAACAGGAAAAGTCATAATAATAAAACGACAGAAGGAGGGAAAATGAATATTGAAAAAGCAACAAAAGAAAACGGCAATTTGCCTATATATAGTGTTATAGCCCGTTTTATTAAACGCTCAACTTTTAATCGCACCATACTGGAATTGAAACACAAATACGATACAACGAATGATTTCAGATCAGGATATAAAAATCATGCAGGCGCGTTATGACAAACTTCGCCGTTTGCGCAATAAGATAAACCTTGAATTGATCTGGCTTTCCGATAAGATCAATCATTCTCATATAGATCTGATCTTTGCTGACTTTGTCATGCGATCCGCTGCGGCATATTTTGATTTAGACATAGAGCTATTAAAAAAGGGGAAAAGGGATCGTCCTATTGTTGATGCCAGACATATTGCTATGAAAATTATCAGAGAAAATACTGGCTTATCGCTAAATCAAATCGGAGTGTTGTTTCACGTCCATCATGCTACAGTTTTAAATGCTTGTCACAAAGTAGATAATCTATATCAATCTGATAAAAAATTCAGAGCACAATATGAGGCATTAGTGATGGAGGTGGAATGTTAGAATTGAAATAGAATTGCCAATTTTTTTTTAACATTTTTTTTTAATGTTAATAACCTTTTTTGCTTTCGTTCATTATATTTTGTATTTTTATAGAAGCTAATCATAAGCCTATGAAATTCAATGAAAAATTCACAGTCAGGTACAGAGCAAGCGCAAGCCCTCTATCTTCCTTCATTTCAACGGATGATTAGCCGTGCCTGACTTTTTTTATTTTTTTAAATGGTTATGAGTAAAAGACTGACAGACACTGAAATTTGGAAAAAACCTTGGTTTTTTGATCTGGATGAAAAAACAAAGCTATTTTGGTTCTATATGCTTTCAGATTGTGATGCAGCAGGGATTTGGACAGCAAACTGGAAAATCGTTGAAGCCTATCTCGGAAAACTTGACAGACAAAAAATCATTGAAAATTTAAAAGAGCAAATAACCATCCTGGATGAAGGAAATTATTGGCTAATTAATGATTTTATACGCTTTCAATATGGGTTTCCGTTAAAAGAATCAGCTCCTATGTTTAAAAAAATCAATACTCTATTGAAACAAAGAAAAATAAATATTAATACTCTATATGATACAGTATGTGATACAGTATGTGATACTGTTAAAGATGAAGAAGAAGATAAGGATAAGGATATTAAGGGGGGTGCAGGGGGGAATTTTGCTAATCGAATGATTTTACCTTTTAATGAACTCAAAACCGAAATTATGGGGTCTGAATCCTGGATAGAACAGACGACTATGCACTTTCATATCACGAAGGCGAAATGTACGGAATGGCTAAGGCAATTTCTTGAGGAGTTAAAATTAACAGAAGATGCTGCTAAACCCTTACAAGAAGTGAAAAGTCATTTTATTCACTGGTATAAAAAGCAGCCGAAAGAGTCAATAGCTGTCTATACTGCACCCATCAAAAAGAAGCCCGTCCTCTTTCCAGATCACTGGGATGAGGATTTTTCTTTCACTCTTACCATAGAACAAGAGCAGCAATATATCGAACACCTGGCTCTTTTGGGATACAAACCGAAATTTAATCCAGCGGAAAAAAAGCTTGAATTCATAAAACCATAAAAACATGTATACTTATAAGCAACATTTTTGGGAACTTGACGAGAACGGAAAGCTGGTTCCATTATGTCGTTGTAGGGTGGGCTTTCATTTATCCAACACACCCTGTAAAAAGTGCCTAACCCTTAAAAAACAAACTACCGATAAAGTCTAAGGGCTATATAGGCATATTTATTAATGGGGAAATAACTTTTATTAAAAAAGAATTGGAGGAACAGCCATGACGCCACAGAAATTTGTTGCAAAATGGGGGTTTCTCAGGGAAGATAAATTAGGATCAGAAAAAGATAATGAACCAAGGATGATCAAGATTCTCAAGAGATTAAACAAAGAGATGTTGAAAGATTTGGAGGAAATAATTAAAACTAACATGACAAAAAAAGTAATTATTTGGGAACATACGACATTTAAGGATATCCCAGAACAGGATAATCTATTACATGATCCAAAAAAAATAGCTATGATAAAATTACAAATACATCCTGACGGAGTATGGTGGACAAGCGAGTATGAATATAAGGGAAGGAAAATACTTATTAAAGCAAAAAATGGACATGGGGTAAAGGCTCATGTTTTTTATCCTAATTCGGAAAAAGTACAATTTACATTGCGATATAATTTTATGATTCCAAGTGATTTATTAAAAAAGGTACAAGTAAAAATAGATTTAAAGGAGGTAAAAAACAATGAAATTCATTAATCAATTCGATGATGTTATTGAGGTTACCGATAAAATTACAGCTCACCTAAATGATTGTAAAGATGAATACAATTATGAGTACTTCCTGTCTCTGAGAGATGCAAAATTTTGGGTTCGGAAAAAAAGGAAAGTAAAATGTGAATGGAAGGAAGAGAAATGGTATTCATTTTTTTCTGATTAAAAAAGAAGCGGAGGAGTTTTGAAAACAGGCGAAATGACAGCACTAATTATTTATCTGATCGTGGCCATAATTCTTTTTTATGCAGGTTATTCTCTGGCGAAATTCGAGCAGAAAACAGACGACATATATAAGAATTTATTAAAACGGAAAAAATGAATGACCAAAAATTCACAAAAAGAATGTTCAAAATCTGGTCAAAGCTATTCGAAAATGGCAGGACTCTTTGCGTTCTTAAATGGGGCATAACGCTTTGCAGCTATGAGCAGTACAGCCTTGCAGTATTTTTCAAGTTTGCACGTAAGTATCTGGCTGTATTGCTTATAGGTGCGGTTATGCCCCGTTTTTCTTTGCGTTCTTATTTAGAATAAAATTAAATTACAAAATAAGTGAAAATAATTGTAGAAATATTTGGCGATTACAAAATAACGTTGTATATTTGTAGTGTAATAATTAATTAAATGTTTCACAAATAAAATTTACGACAATGAAAACTTTAGAAATTTACAAAACAAGAAAAGACGAATTAGTAGAAAAAACTATCGAATTAATGCCAACTGCTTTAAGCGGTGACCGCGCAAACAGAACATTCTTCTTTAAAGTTGATGAAGAAACAAACGAATTGACAGTTGATTACTTGTACTACTTAGGTCAGCAATCATTAAGCGAAAATTGTTTTTACACTATTAAAGACCACGAAACACCAGACCCAGCAGATTTTGGTTACGAAAGTATTGATGAAATGGATTTTGACGCTTGTGGATTTACTGAGCAGATTGAAAATGCAATTGAAGAAAAAATAATGTTAATTGAACAATAATGTTCTGGTTTTTAAACAAGCAAACAAACACTCCTGAAATTTTGGGGAGTGTTTCCGCTATCTGTGCGAAAACAGAATTAAAAGAAGATGCTCTATACTATCATTTTTCACGCCTCAAAAGAACTGAATTTGAGAATGAAAAATACAGGATAGTAAAATGCAAGGTTGTTCGTGCTTTGCGTTCTTAAATGGGGCATAACGGTTCGTATATGAAAAGTACCGGATTTAAAACACAAATTTTTAAACTTAAAATATAATTTGATATGAAAACAAATTTTAGATTACCAGTAAAAGCAAGGTATTTTTTATATACTTTGTTAACGTGCGTTTTTTGCGCATCGGCTTACTCGCAAGATTGCGGAACGTGGATAAAAGATACTACGTATTGCGAAAGTTGGATTAGTATTGATACGATTAATTACAACCAGAATGCTGATACCACATGGACTTATACAGAATGGCAGTTTGCCATGAATCCCGCACTAACTTATTTAGTTTATTGTCCATGTGGTTGTGGGTACGATAATTGGGAAATTCGCAAAAGAGTAAGTGCGGTGGGAGTAATACAGCAACAAAAAAGAGTTACAACTTATAAATACGTAGAAAGTGAATTTGAAAAACGTTTACGCTCATTAAAAAATGCACGTTAACGTATATGTATATACAGTTAAGATAAAATTATGATTGAACATTTCAGAAAGAAAGTCCCTAACGGGATGTGGTGGATGCGGATCCGGATAGGCAATCTTGAAATTACGTTCCCGATATTCAAATACAAACTGAAAAATGAAAACAAATAAGAAATCTCATGCCTGGAAAATATTATGGCTGCTCTGGGGTCGCAAGAAAGCTGAAAGCGTTGATGATGACATGGATTTATGTCTGAATATTATTGATAAATATTTAAGTAAATATGATCTGATTCAAAAGAAAAGGAAATGATAAATGTAAATAAAAAACAATGAAAACACAAAATATTGGGCTAATTTTACTTTGCATAATGTTTTGTGTTCAAACCTGTAAGGGTCAGGAGATTGGCAGCACCTTCGGATATAACGGGAATATCTACACTACCATTGAGGTTGGCTACCAGGTTAAGCATATCCAAACAACTGCTTATCTGGCCATTCCATTTTGGCAGTCAGGTAATATAACGCACGTTGATAAATTGTGGCATTATCGATCGCTTGGATATTTTACCGGACTACGAGCAAAATATCTATGGAGGCGATTTGCCATTGGTGCGGCCCTGCAATATGAAAAATACTGTTATGATCTGACTTTGCTTGTCACCCATCCACCTGGGGAAAAGGCGAAAATGCGAGACTGGAGAATTACTCCGGTGGCTTGCTTCGATTATAAATTACATCAGAATATCAGCATTGGCATCAATGCTGGGCAAATTCCGGATTTACATTTGAGATTTAACGTTAAATTAAACAATCATGGGAAAAACAGCAATGAGTAAAATTAATAATTATAAAGCAAGTTGGATTTGCGTAATAGGTTCAATCCCTAAAAACAAATTACCATTTGATTGTGACAAATCGATGCAACTTGCCGTTAAAAAAGCCTATTATCAGACAACCAATAATAATGATTATACTCATTATTATTCTGGATGGTGGTTCAATGATAAAACAGCTAATTTGATTATTGATATCATGGCACTTGGTAATGATGATTCAAAAATAAAAGAAATTAAGAAAATAGTTTATAGTAAGGAGAAAGCTTATATATACAAATCTCCACAATCCCGATTACCGGGTGAAACCGTAAAGGCATTTGCCTTTAGGATAGCATTAAAAAAAATATCTGGAAAACCTTAATAAAAAAAATTATGAAAATCACAAGAATTGACATTATGGCCAGTATTTTGGTATAGCCGTAGGGCTATTCATAGCATTCCTTATATGGCATAAGCCTAAAGAATCTCCACTCCTTAGATGGCTAAGGTTTATAAAAGATAATTAAATGGAAGAGTTAGTTGAGATTGTTTGTCTTGAGTGTGGGCATAAGTTTGAGGTTAAATCAAATGGTCATTCTCTGGCTATGTATGATCAGGATCGGTCTATACATTGTGCATTTGATGGTGAAAAACTGAAATGCCCTGAATGTGGACAGGAACAATTAATATTCAAAGGTTATGAAAAAGCTAAAAAGATTTAATTGGGAGGATGATCGTCTTGAATATAAGGGCTGGAAGGCGGTTATTACAAATGATAACTTTTACGAGATTACATCCCCGGAAGGTGAGCGGATAATCGGTAGTGAGGTAAATCAGAAAGAAGCCAGAAAGATGATCGAGAACTTTTTATTTCTGAGAGCGAAATAATCCGGAAGTTATTAACCGACAATATTATTTATTGATTTTAGTAATATATTTGTATCCTATGTGGACACAGTTTATGTACCGTCTTTGTGGTTTTGAACTGAAAAAGGGCGGAGATTCAATATGTAAATGGGAGGCTTATGCGGAGGTGAAGGATGATCCTGATGCAATGGAATCCCTGCTTTGCGGTATGCATCCTGTCATAAGACGTATCAAAAAGGATAATACTGTTATGGAAGAAATCTGGAAAAAAAACAGAAAAAGAATATAAACAAATGAGATTCTGCAAAATTATAAAGTTCTTTTTGAATAAATGAATATAATTTATGAACCAAGGGGCAAGGCCAGAGAATATAGCGAGCTTGCAATAAATCTTTATACTGGTTGCCTACATGCTTGTAAGTATTGCTATTGTCCTAAAATACAATTTAAAACGCTTGAAGATTGGTCAGCGAATCCGCAAGCCAGAAAAGACATCCTAAAACATCTTGAAAAAGATGCCCAAAATCATCGGGGCGAAAAGAGAGAGGTTTTATTGTGTTTCATGTCTGATCCTTATCAATCTGATAAGGCGGCAGAAGTAACCCATCAAGCACTTTTGATACTTGAAAGAAATGAATTTAAGAAAGTTACCATTTTGACAAAAGCCGGATTCAGGGCAATGAATGATTTCGATATTTTGAAGCGGAATAACTGGAGATTTGGAAGCACAATTATTTTCGATAATGAAAAAAGCCGGCAGGAATGGGAACCCTCGGCACCATCTATAAAAAGCAGGATCGATGCCTTGAAATATGCTCATACACAAGATATATTTACATGGGTGTCAATAGAACCGGTGATTTATCAAAAGGAAAGCCTCAATCTGATAAGGAACCTACTTCCATTTGTTAATTATTGGAAAATAGGGAAGTTGAATAATTTTCCATCCATCGAAAAGAAAATCGACTGGAAAGCTTTTTATAATGAAGCGAAAAAATTGATTCCTGATGAAAATGTTTATTATAAAATTGATTTGCTTAATGCAATAAAATAATACTTGACAATCGTTCAAAAAAAAACTAATTTTGCTGCTCTGACAGGGCAGCTTTTTTTATGAAATATGATATAGAACATACTAGTAAGATTATTGAAGCATTGAACAATGGTGAAGGCAGGGTTAGGGCGTGTAAAATTGTTGATATTCATTATTCAACTTTTATTGAATGGATGGATAAACCCGAATTCTCCGAACAGGTTAAAAAAGCTGAATCAACGGGTGATGATAAGATTAAGGACTTGCAAAAGCGGAAGATCATCGAGGACAAATCCTGGACATCGGGGGCCTGGTGGCTGGAACGTAATTATCCTGATCAATACCGGCAACGTATTGAGCAGACCGGAGATCCTATCATTCCAAATTTGGGACTTTCATATGAAGAACTTTGCAAGTTGAAATATGGAAAAGCGGGGGATTGACAAAATTATTGACGTGAACCTGGCCCGGGTGAATTTCTGGGAATTCTGCAAACTAACAGCTCCGGATTTCTATAAGGACGACCGGTCTCATCTGCGGGAGTTATGTGACGCGCTGGAAAAACTTTACCGTGGTGAGTTGATGTTAAACGGCAAGGTATGCAGGAAGCTTATGATCAATTATCCGCCACAGCATGGCAAGAGCCGCACGCTGGTTAATTTCTGCAAATGGGTATTGGGATTGAACACTAATGAGAAATTTATTATTGGCAGTTATAACGATATTACCGCCACGGATTTCTCAAAATATACACGTGATGGTATCAGTGAAACACGGCAGGGCAAGGATCAGTTGATTTATCATGATATTTTCCCGTTCACGAAGATCAAACAGGGTGATGCTACTATGCAACGATGGGCATTAGAGGGGCAACATTTTTCCTATCTGGGAGCAGGTATAGGTGGTACTCTGACATCCAAGGGTGGTACAATTTTGATCATCGATGATCCGGTGAAAGGCGCTGAGGAGGCATTGAATGATACGCATCTTGAAAAATTGTGGTTATGGTATACCGGTACATTTATCAGTCGTGTCAGTGCCGAGTTTGGACAGCCCCTGGAAATATTCAATGCTACGCGGTGGTCAAAGAAAGATCCGGCCGGCAGGCTGCTGGAATCAGACGAAGGTAATGAATGGTATATACTTTCTAAAGAGGTTTATAAGGATGGTAAGATGTTATGCGATGATCTGTTGAATTTTGATGCATATACACATCGTAAAAATTTGATGTTACATG